CCGTGGACTTTGTGAGCAAGGACGGCCAAGAAAACGACAAGCTGGCCGATGTCTGCGATGGCCTCTACCGCGCAGACGAACAGGCATCCGTGGCCGATGAGGCCTATGACAACGCCTTCGAGGAAGCAGTCGGGGGCGGCATTGGAGCGTGGCGTTTGCGCACCGTCTACGAGGACGAGGAAAACGACGAGGATGACCGCCAGCGCATCCGCATTGAGCCCATCTTCGACGCAGACAGCTCAGTCTTCTTTGACCTCGGGGCCAAGCGCCAGGACAAGTCAGACGCCAAGTTCTGCTTCGTTGTCACCAGCATGACCCGCCAGGCCTACAAAGACACATGGGGCGACAACCCCACCGACTGGCCAAAGATCATCCACCAGTACGAGTTCGACTGGTGCACCCCCGATGTGGTCTACGTGGCCGAGTACTACAAGGTCGAGGAAAAGACCGAGACCGTCCGGATCTTCCAAGCCATCGACGGCACCGAGGAACGCTACACACAAGCCGACTTCGACGCAGACGAGACCCTCGAAGAAACACTGGCAGCCATCGGCACAGTCGAGGTGCGCCAAAAGCGTGTCAAGCGCAAGCGCGTGCGCAAGTACATCATGTCCGGTGGCCGCATCTTGGAAGATGCCGGGTACATCGCAGGCAAGTGCATCCCCATCGTGGTGGTCTACGGTAAGCGCTGGTTTGTGGATAACGTCGAGCGTTGCATGGGCCATGTGCGCCTAGCCAAAGACGCCCAGCGCCTCAAGAACATGCAGTTGTCCAAGCTGGGCGAGATCAGCGCCCTGTCCAGCGTGGAAAAGCCCATCCTGACCCCCGAGCAAGTGGCCGGCCATCAGGTGATGTGGTCCGAGGACAACCTCAAGGACTACCCTTACCTGCTCATCAACCCGATCACAGATCAAAACGGCAACCAAGCCGTGTCTGGCCCGGTGGCTTACACCCGCGCCCCCAACATCCCCCCCGCCATGGCCGCGCTCTTGCAGATCACCGAAACCGACATGCAAGACATCCTTGGCAACCAAGCCGGGGCCGACAAGATGGTCAACAACATCTCGGGCAAAGCCGTCGAGATGATCCAGTCCCGCCTCGATGGCCAGGCCTTCATCTACATGTCCAACTTCGCCAAGGGCATGAAGCGATGTGGCGAGATCTGGTTATCCATGGCCAAGGACATCTACATTGAGGACAAGCGCAAGATGAAGACCATTGCCCAAGACGGCCAGTCCGGCATGGTCCAGCTCATGCAGCCTGCGATCGACCAAGAAACCGGCGCGATGGTCATGGAAAACGACCTGTCCAGCGCCACCTTTGACGTGGTGTCCGAAGTCGGCCCATCCAGCACCAGCCGCCGCGACGCCACCGTGCGCTCCATCACTGGCATGTTGCAAATGACCACCGACCCCGACACCGCCCAAGTGCTCACAGCCGCTGCCATGATGAACATGGAAGGCGAAGGCCTGAGCGACATCAACGCCTACTTCCGCAAGAAGCTACTCCGCATGGGCGTGATCAAGCCCACCGATGACGAGGCTCAGGAAATGATGGCCGAGCTGCAAGGCAAACCACAAGACCCCAATGCCGTCTACTTGCAAGCCGCAGCCGAAGAAGCCACAGCCAAAGCTGCCCAAGCCCGTGCCAACACCGTCAAGACCATCGCAGACGCCGAACTCAGCCGAGCCAAAACCGTGGAAACACTCAGCAACGTGGACATGGATTCCCAAGACCACGCCCTGAATTTGGCCGAGCAAATCGGTGGCATTGTTCAGCAACAAACACAGCCAGTTGTCAATCAGCCCACAATTGGGTGACAATTGCACACATACGGTCCCCGCCCAGCCGTTTTAATGGGTGAGTTGCACAGGGTCAAAGATGAATCAAAAGGCAGATCAGGAGATCGAGAACACCGACGATGACACCATCGTCCTCGAAGGCGAAGACACCCAGCAGCCTCCGGCGCAAGCCGAAGGCGAACAGGAACAAGCCACCGAAGACGAAGGCGACAACGACGATGTGATCGTGTCCATTGGTGAGGAAGCGCCACCTCCCGAAGAACAACCAGCACACGCGCCCGAATGGGTCCGCGAGTTGCGCAAAACGAATCGAGAACTTCAGCGCCAGAACCGAGAACTTCAGAGCAAGCTCCAGACCACATCGACCGAGACCAAGCCAGTCGTGTTGGGCACCAAGCCAAAGCTCGAAGACTTCGACTATGACGCCGATCAATTCGAGACAGCACTGGCCAATTGGTTTGAGCGCAAGCGACAAGCCGACGAAGCCAACGCCAAGCAAGAAGCTGAAGTTATGACTCAGCAAAAAGCCTGGCAAGCCAAACTGGAGGGCTACGGCAAGGCGAAAGCCGAACTGCGAGTCAAAGACTTTGAAGACGCCGAGGCCGTGGCCCAGGAGTTGTTCAACGTCACCCAGCAAGGCGTGATGCTGCAAGGCGCGGATAACCCCGCCTTGGTCGTTTACGCACTCGGCAAGAACCCCAAGAAGGCAAAAGAGCTGGCCGACATCAAAGACCCCGTAAAGTTTGCTTTTGCGGTAGCGAAACTGGAGAAAGACTTGAAAGTGACCAACCGCAAAGCAGCACCACCGCCCGAACGAGTCGTATCTGGCACAGGCCGATCCTCCGGGGCGGTGGACTCAACCCTCGAACGGCTGCGCGAAGAAGCCGCCCGTACTGGCAACATGACCAAGGTCATCCAGTACAAGGCCCAAAAGCGCAGCACCAAATGACCATTTTTTAAGGACACACCATGTCTAATGCATTTTCCAAAGAAGAACGCGTTGCGTTTGAAGACATCCTTGAAGGCTTTCAAGACCTCCTGGTCCTGAGCCGCAACGTCTCGGTCTACAACACAGACCAGACCATGATGGAGCGTGCCAACAACACCATCTGGCGTCCCATGCCTTACATCGCTCAGTCGATCAACAGCACCCCAGGCTCCAGCATCTCCAGCAGCTACCAGAACATGACCCAGCTGTCGGTTCCCTCGACATTGGGCTTCAGCAAAACCGTTCCATGGACCATGACCACCTTGGACCTGCGCGATGCCCTGCAAGAAGGCCGCTTGGGTGACAGCGCCAAGCAAAAGCTGGCATCCGACATCAACGTGGCGATCATGAACACCGCAGCCGCTCAAGGCACGCTCGTCGTTCCCGTCTCCACCGCCTCTGGCGACTACGACGATGTGGCCCTGTGCGACAGCTTGATGAACGAACAAGGCGTTCCAGACTACGACCGCTTCTTGGGCCTGTCCAGCCGCGACTACAACGGCTTGGCCGGTAACTTGTCGCAAGCGAGCCGTTCTTTTGGAAATGCCAAGTCGGATCGTGCCTACGAGCGCAGCTTTGTTGGCATGGTCGCAGGTTTTGACACCTACAAGTTCGACTACGCCAACCGCATCGCAGCAGCAGGCGGCGGCACTACGACCATCGCCACCAACGGCTCGCAAGTTGACTACGTGCCCCAGGCCACCTCCACATCCGTGGGCGGCCAGATCAACGTGGACAACCGCTACCAGACCGTCACCGTGTCCAACTCGGTCGGCGTGGTTGCAGGCGACTGCTTCACCATCGACGGCATTCAAGCCGTGCACCACATCACCAAGCAATCCACAGGCCAGTTGAAGACGTTCCGCGTCATCAGCGTCCCATCCGGTGGCACAACCTTGGTGATCAGCCCTCCCATCATCGGCGCGACCAGCTCGCCCACCGATGCCGAGCTGCAATACAAGAACGTGGAAGTGGTCTCCGAGTCGGCAACCGCCAACATCAACTGGCTCAACATCGCCGCCTCGAACATCAACGTGTTCTGGCAGCGTGACGCGCTGGAAATCTTGCCCGGTCGCTACGCCGTTCCTTCCGATGCTGGCACAGCCGTGATGCGTGCCACCACCGACCAAGGCATCGAGTTGGTCATGCAGAAGTTCTACGACATCGACACCATGACCATCAAGTACCGCTTGGACACCCTGTTCGGCGTGGTCAACAAGCAGCCCGAGATGTCCGGCATCTTGCTGTTCAACCAAGCCTAATAAGGCCAACAAAATTGAAGGGGCTTCGGCCCCTTCTTTTTCATAGGAGCGCCACCCAATGAAACCAGGTCTCTACGCCAACATCGCAGCCAAACGCGAACGCATCGAAGCAGGCAGCAAAGAAAAGATGCGCAAGCCCGGCAGCAAAGGCGCACCCACCGCCAAAGATTTCAAGGCAGCCGCCAAGACAGCCAAGCCAAAGAAGGCCATGAAATGACCCAATTCCCCGCCCTCGTTTACCGCAGCCCAGGCGAGAACAAAAAGCCCGGTGGCGGCACGTACAAATACATCGGCGTTCAGTCGCAAGACGAACTCGACGCCAAGCTGGCCGAAGGCTGGCACCTCACATCGGCTGACGCCATCACAGCCGCAGGCGACAAAGCCAACGGCCTGACCAAGCCAAAGCCAAAATGGGCGCTCAAGCCCACCAAAAAGAAAAAGCCAGCCAACCCCCTTGGTTTGCGCAAACAAGCGCCGCAAGCCCACATTGAGGCCGTGCCAGACACCAACGACACAGCGCCGCCCACCCGCGCAGAGCTTGAGGCCAAGGCCACCGAACTCGGCATCCGCTTTGATGGTCGCACCAAAGACAAAAAGCTGGGACAATTGATCGCGGACCGACTGTCCGAAACCACCGCAGGAGATTGACATGGGATGGACCAAGCGCCAATACGTCACCCAGGCATTTGAAGAAATTGGCCTTGCCTCTTACGTCTTCGACCTCACGCCCGAACAGCTTCAATCAGCCCTTCGGCGTCTCGACACCATGATGGCCGCATGGAACGCCCTTGGCATCCGCTTGGGCTACCCGCTGCCATCCAGCCCACAAGACAGCGATCTCGACGAGCAAACCAACTGCCCAGACAGCGCCAACGAAGCCATTTATTCCAACCTGGCGATCAAGTTGGCCCCGTCCTACGGCAAGCAGGTGATGCCCGACACCAAGGCCACGGCCAAAGAGTCCTACAACACCCTCCTGTCCCGCGCCGCCATGCCCATGCAGCAGCAAATGCCCGGCACCATGCCGTCCGGCGCAGGCAACAAACCATGGCGCGTCTACGACGACCCCTTCCTGCGTCAGCCCGTCGATCCGGTCTTGGCCGGTGGCGATGGCCCCATCGAATACAACTGAAAGCACCACATGCCAACGATCAACCAACTCGCCCCCGTCTCGCAACTCTCAGGCGGCGATCAGATCCCGATCTACGTCCCCAACAACGGTGACGCTCGCCGGGTCTCGGTGACTCAACTGACGCAGTATGTGCAAGACAACATCTTGCTGGAAGCAGATGCCACCGAGGTGGTCTACACCCCCGCAGGCAATGGCGCAGTTCCAGAAACAGTGCAGGCCAAACTGGAGCAAACAATTTCAGTGGCGGATTACGCAAGCCTTACGGACGCTATTGCCGCAGCCAAAGTAAGCGGACGACCTACGGTCATTTTGGTTAACGGTGACATTACCGTAACTTCGACAATTGTCGTAGATGCCTCCAACATCACACTGCAAGGTGCAGGAGGTGATAGTTCACATGACGTTGGGGCATCTGGAGCAGGCGCTAGAGCCAGGTTAATTTGGAGTGGAGCCATAGGCGGTACAGTGCTACGCTTTGCAAGCCCAGAGGGGGCAAGCAATCAAGCGTGTGGCGGCGGTGGCGCAACGGGTTTGTATTTTGCTTGTGGTAACAGCGCGGCAATTGGTTTGCAAGTCCTGACGTGGCGCAAAGGTACTTTTGAAAATTTGCACTTTGACAACCCTACAACTGTCGGTGTAGACGTTGGAGTAGTGACTACGTTGGGTGAAGCAAGAGATACTCAAAATTGTTACTTCCGCAACTTAAGCAGCCGTCATTACGAGGTAACAGGCGGCACTGGTGGCTTGATTCGCTTAGGTGGTGATGCAGTAGCAAACACCTCGCTCAATATGTTTGAGCAACTGGATTGCGCATTCAGCAATGGTACAGCGTACCTTTTCAATAACAGCGATAACAATTATTGCGTTCGCCTCCGCGCGTTTCGAGTAAGCGGTGGTGCAGGTAATGCTCTGGTGTTTAACGGCAGCAACTCGGCAGAGGCCGAAACAGCGAGATCAAACATCGTAATTAATTTTTCCACAAATGGCCCCTTGCCAATTATTTGCCGTGGAACCACCAGCTTTACTTACCCAAGTAATGACAACAGCATCTTGCTGCTGGATTATGGGAATGGTTACGCTCAACCAACAATTGAAACTGGAGCCTCTGCGTCATGGGGTGACACTCGGGGTTTGCAAGCAAAATTCGGGTATGTGGGCGTTCCTGCTGGAGACAACATCACGAACACGTTGGCGGCGCTGTCACGCCTCGGAAGTGGCACGCTGCATCTTGTCAATGGTTCTGAAAATCACATGGGGTTGTCTGATACGTCCGGCGCAAATACGTGGGGCATGTCAATCGACTCATCAGGAAACTTGCGAATTCAGCGTGTTGCTGGAACGGGTAACTTTAATATGCCCGTAACCTCCTCGTTCAACAGTGGCTTAATCACTCTTGGAGCGGCAGACAGCGGTGGCACAGGCTTTCGTGTTTTGAGAGTTCCAAATTAACATGAAAATACCCATCCTCGTCCCATAACACCCAGCACCCAGCAAGGACCACATCATGAACATTCAGCCCAGCCTCACGACCAACGATGTTGACGTCACCCTTCCAGCCAACCAGTTGATCAGCATCGGCAGCACCGGTAACCAGCCCACCACCATCCAACTGCAAACCGCCTACCCCGGACAAGCGTGGATTTACACCACCATTGGCAGCCTGTTCAACACCGCCCAGACCTTTGGCCCCTACGGTGAAGACCGGGTTATCCGCATCTCCAACCGCAACGCTCAGGTTGAGTACAGCGTTGGCACACAGCCCCAACTGCGCAGCTTCCCCCCGCTGGTCATTGGCAGCCTTGCCCCGGTCAGCTTGGTGCAACCTGCCGCCACCTTCACCACCCTGACCTACAACACCAACGCAGGCAAGGTCCGGTTGGTCAGCGCAGGCGCTCACGGCCTCACAGCCGCCGTGGCAGTTGGTGAGGACATCTACGTGACCTGGGCCACCGGAACTGGCGTGAATGGCTTCTACGAAGTCACCGCCCTTGATGCCGATACCACTGGCGTGGCCATCACCATTGACCTGACCTACGTCACCGGCTTGGGCACGCCCACCGTGGCCGTGGCCAACACCGCAGTGACAGTGGCATCCGTCACCGTCCCAGGCTGGGCCATGGGCACAGGCGGCGGCATGGAAATCGACGCCCTGTTCAGCCTGACAAACAACGCCACCGTCAAGACATTGGGCATGACCTACGGCGGCGGGACTTTGCTTTCAGCCGCAGCGGCCAACAATGCCAGCGCCTGTGTTCAAAAACTCATGTGCAACCGTGGAAATTCCCAAGTGGTCAGCAACTCGGCAAGCGCAGTCGGCCATGGCCTGTCCACTGGCGCAAACGTGTTCTTGAGCGTTGACACCACCGTGGATCAGACCTTTGCCATCACAGTGCAGCCAGCCACGGCAAACAACTTGATGCGTCTTGAGGCTTTCAAACTGCACATCAATTTCTAATGGCCACCAAAGACACGCGCCTTGCCCGTGCCGGGGTCTCGGGCTACAACAAGCCCAAGGCCACTCCGAGCCACCCTACAAAGTCACACGTTGTCGTGGCCAAGTCGGGCGACCAAGTGAAAACCATTCGCTTCGGTCAGCAAGGCGTCAAAGGCTCCCCCGATGGCAGCAAGCGCAACGAGGCCTTCAAAGCCAGGCACGCCGACAACATCGCCAAGGGCAAGCTGAGTGCCGCCTATTGGGCCAACAAAGTGAAGTGGTAAGTATGCAAATTCAAATATTGAACGGCATTTATGCTGACAGCACTCCAGAGTTGCGCACGGCCTATCCGGTCAACATGACGCCCGTGCCGCTTCAGTCCGGCATCAGCAACGGATTCTTGCGGCCAGCTGACGGCATCATCAGCACAGGCCCATCAGGCCCAGGGCCAGCAGGCCCAACAGGGGCAGACCGTGGCGGCATCGAGTGGAATGGCGTCTGCTACCGCGTGATGGGAACCCAGCTCGTCGAGGTCAACCGTGACAACATCAACCCATTGCTGGGTGATGTGGGTGGCCCTACTTCTGGCCTCGTCACGATGGATTACAGCTTTGACCGCTTGGCCATCGCCTCCGGTGGCCGCCTCTACTACTACAACGATGACGGCTTAATCCAGGTCACAGACCCAGACCTCGGGACCGTGATCGACTTCTGCTGGGTTGACGGTTACTTCATGACTACGGACGGTGAAAACCTCATCGTCACCGAACTGAACGACCCTTTTTCAGTCAACCCGCTGAAGTACGGCAGCTCAGAGGTGGACCCAGACCCGGTGGTAGCCCTGCTCAAGCTGCGCAACGAGGTGCACGCCCTCAACCGTCACACCATCGAGGTGTTTGACAACGTGGGCGGCGACCTGTTCCCCTTCGCACGCATCGACGGCGCACAGATTCAAAAAGGCGTTGTCGGAACCTTCGCCTGTTGCGTCTACCTCGACCGCATCGCCTTCTTGGGCGGCGGCCGCAACGAAGCCCCGGCCATCTACGTTGGCGCGTCCGCGCAAACCCAAAAACTCAGCACCCAAGAAATCGACGAACTGCTGCTGACCTACTCTGAGGAACAGCTCTCGCTGGTCAAACTCGAAGCACGCAACGACAAGGCGCACCAACACCTCTACGTTCACCTTCCAGACCGCACCATCGTCTATGACGCGGCAGCCTCAGAGGCGCTGCAAACACAGGTCTGGTTTACCCTCACCAGCACAGTGGCAGGCTTCAGCCAGTACCGCGCACGAAACTTTGTGTGGTGCTACGACAAGTGGCTCGTAGGGGATCCACTCTCCAACAATCTGGGCTACTTCAGTCAATCGGTCGGCAGCCATTGGGGCCAGCAGGTGCGCTGGGAGTTCGGCACGTCCATCGTCTACAACGAGGGCAACGGCGCGATCTTCAACCGCCTGGAATTGGTCAGCCTCACCGGCAGCGTGACGCTGGGCACCAACCCGCAGATCAGCACCAGTTACAGCACCGATGGCCTCGCATGGAGCCAAGACCGCGCCATCAGCGCGGGCACCACCGGAAACACGGCCAAGCGCCTTGCGTGGTTCCAGCAGGGCCACATGCGCAACTGGCGAATCCAACGCTTTCGCGGTGACAGCGATGCACACATTTCGTTTGTGCGCCTTGAAGCCCAACTTGAACCACTGGCATTCTGACCATGGCCACAGCTCCAGTTTCACGCCGCCTCAACCTGACCCGCGACCAGCTCGCGGCCTTCCTGACCGATCAGCAGCAGATCCGGCAGTTTGAGTTGTTGTTCGCCACTCTCGACGCCATCGCCATTCAAAACGTCAGCGCCAACCAAGTCTACGCAGGCCCAACTGGCGGCGCAGCATCAACCCCGTCATTTCGCCCACTGGTGGCCGCCGACATTCCGTCAGAAGCCCTCACCAAGACAGATGACACCAACGTCACCCTGACGCTGGGCGGCGACCCGGCCAATGCGCTGCTGGCCGCTGTTTCTTTGACGCTGGCATGGGCCGGCCAACTCGCAGTCAGCCGGGGCGGCACAGGTCAAAGCAGCTTCACCGATGGCCAGCTCCTGATTGGCAACAGCACCGGCAACACGCTGACCAAGGCCACGCTCACCCAAGGCCCAGGCATCAGCATCACCAATGCAGCCGGGGCCATCACCATTGGCACCGCTGGCGGCATCTCGGGCACAGCAGCATTGGCCAAGCTCACCACCCTTGGCGCAAACGGCTCTCTGACCTTCGTCGATGGCATCATCACCGCCTACGTGGCACCAACTTAAAGGACACCCCATGGACAAATTTATGATCATGCCCAAAGGCTTCGCAGGCCTCCCCATGGGCGAGGAATTCATTACCGCATCCGAGAACAAAAAGAACACCCAGACAGTGATCGACGATTGGATGCTCGGGCCAGAAGTGCCAAGCAACGAGCCAACGGCCAACAAGGTCTACTGGGTTGCACTTGGCAAAGCCATGCAGGTGGACGAGAAAGAAGCACGCCGCCGCCGTTGCTCCAACTGCGAGTACTACGACAACAGCACCATGACGCAGGCCAAGATGGAGCGCATCCCGCGCAACGATTGGGACACCGGCGCAGGCTTTCGGGGGTATTGCAACAAATTCGATTTCATTTGCCACGACCTGCGCTCATGCCAAGCATGGGAAGAACGCGAATTTGAGTACGAGGATTGACGCCTCGTCGGAATGTGTGAAAATCGAGCCGCTGAGAAAAATTGCTACCAGCGGCATCCAATGAATATTGAGGTGTTTTTATGGGCTTACTCAGCACGCTTGGCGGACTTGCAGGAAATTACTTTCTACCGGGCATCGGTGGCGTTATCGGCGGCGCACTCGGTGGCGCATTTGAGGGCAGCGAATCCGTCAGCCAAGCTTCTGGTGCCCAGCAACAAGCGGCCCAAGGCGGCATTGACGAACAGCGCCGACAGTTTGATGCAGTGCAAAAGCTTTTGCAGCCCTACACGCAGGCAGGAGCAGGCGCATTGGCCCAACAGCAGGCCTTGCTCGGTATGGGCACCCCCGAGGCCCAGCAGCAAGCCATCAACGCCCTGCAAAGCGGCCCACAGTTCCAAGCCCTCCAGCAGCAAGGCGAAAACGCCATCCTTCAAAACGCATCGGCCACCGGCGGCCTGCGTGGCGGCAACGTGCAAGGCGCATTGGCTCAGTTCCGACCTGCCTTGCTCTCTGGCCTGATTGACCAGCAGTACAGCCGCTTGGGCGGCCTGTCCTCACTCGGTCAAAACGCAGCCGCAGGTGTGGGCAATGCAGGCATGTCCACGGGCACCAACATCGCCACCTTGTTGGGCAGGCAGGGCCAAGCCCAAGCTGGCGGCATCTTGGGCCAACAGAGTGCACTCACAGGCGGCATCAATCAAGCTTTCGGCGCTGTTCAAGGTGCAGGCGGGTTTGGCCAGTTGTTTGGCGGCAACACAGGCAGCAACTTGCAAGCCCAATTCTCACAAACCCCCATCGGCTCCTCTGGCTTTGGCTCTGGTCTTGCCTATGGCAACCAAGACCTCGGCTTGAACTTTTAAAGGCGCACCATGGAACCCATCAACTACCTCGCACAAGTTGCCGACCCATTCGCGCAGGCAACGCAAGGCCTCAAGCTTGGCGCAGGCATGGCCGATCTTCAACGCCAGCAAGAGGCACGCGCAGCGCAACAACAACAGGCCCAACTGGCCGCGCAGGAACAGGCACGCTTTTTCGCAAACCCAAAACCGACAATGCGCGATGCCGCACGCTTCGCCTCGTTGCTTTCTCCAGAGCAATCGAAAGCCTTCCTGCCCTACATGGAAGGCATCAGCAAAGAGCAGCAGCAGGGCACACTTCGCCGCACCGGGCAACTGTTGTCATCGCTTCAGCTCAATCCAGCCATTGCAGTTGACCGCCTTAATCAAGAGGCAGAAGCCGCAAACAACAGCGGTGATGCAGAAGAAGCCGCATTTTTCACCCGCCTAGCCGCAGCCGCGGCCGATCCAGCCCAAGGCCCATCAGTCGCATTCAAAGCATTGGTGCAAAGCGCCTCGGGAATACCTGGAGCGAAGGACATGTTTGACACCATCGACAAGGGCATGAGCACAGCACGTGCAGAGGCCAAAGCGCCAGCAGAGTTGATTCAAGCCAGGGCGGCGGCAGACAAAGCAGTGGCAGATGCAACCACGGCCCAGGCCACGGCTACCAACGCGCCAGAAAAAGCAGCCGCAGACGCAGCCAAAGCCACGGCAGATGCCAACAAAGCCAAGATTGATGCAGAATTTGCAGGCCCATTGGCACAAGCAAACCTCAACCTGAACGCCGCACAAATCAAGAACATCAACAGTGAGATCGGCACTAGGGCAGCACGCCTGAATCTTGACCGCCAGACCATGCAGGCCACGGTTGCTGAGAAGCTGGCAAGCATCCAAAACAAGCTGAACGAAGTACCAGCCGACACAAGAAAGTTGGTCAATGAATCCGCAGTCACAGCGGCAGCCTCCAAGCAATCAGCCGACCAGTTCAACGACTTGGCCAGGCGTCTAGATGCCGCTGGCGGTGGCTACGGTGCGGCCACCAGTTTTGCTGACTATCTAAGCAAAACAACTGGCTCACAAAGTCCATTGACAGAACTGCGTCAGGAATACACACGCATTCGCAACTCAGCAGCCATCAAGTCACTGCCCCCAGGCGTGGCCACCGACAAGGACATCGAACTGGCCTTGAAGGGCATCCCACCAGAGAACGCCAACGCCAGAACAATGGCCAGTTTCTTGCGCGGCATGGGCAAGATGCAAGACATTGAGGCTTCCGTGGCCAACGCCAAAACAGACTGGCTGGCCAGCAACAACGGCGTGCTGACCCGTGCCAAGAACACCTTCCAGGCTGGAGATTACGTCACTAAGCCCGGTGAATCGTTCAACGACTTCACTCAGCGAGTCGTGCAAGACGTCAGCAAGCGTTACAACCCAGCCACTCAAAGCACACTGGTCAATCAGATCCCCACGGATCGCAACCCAGCACCAGCAGCAGCACAAAACAACATCCGGTCACAAGCTGACGCCATTCTGAGTGAAGGACGCTAAATGGCAACAGCCGACGAATACGCAGCTTGGATCGTCAAGAATTCAGCCAAGCGCGGAACGCCTGAATTCGACACCGTGGCGCAGGCTTACCAGCTTGCCAAAGGCGAAGAAAACACAGCCACCTTCCAGCAGCAGAATGCACCTGTGCCGCAAGAGCCGGGGGTGATTCAGCAAATTGGCCAACAGCTTGTTGGCGCAGGCGAGACCGCTTTGGCCCTTGGTAGCGGGGCAGTGCTTGGTACGGCTGGCGCATGGAAAGGGTTTGGAGAAGGCCTCGCCCAACAAATTCTT